CTCGACCTCACCAACGCCCCGCGCTGGCATGAGCTCGCGCCCGGCGTAAGGGTGCAGCTGCGCCCGCTGACCACCGCGCTGATGGTGGCGACGCGCAGCGATTCAGCCATCGAGGCGATGCCGGAGGACGCCTCCGACGAGGAACGCGCCGTGGCTTTCGCGAAGGCGCTGGCACGGCGTGCGGTGCTCGCCTGGGAGGGTGTGGGAGATGCCGACGGCAACGCGATAGTCCCGAGCCCCGAGGTCATCGACGCGGCTCTCGACGTCTGGCCGATCTTCGAGGGCTTCCAGCTCACCTACGTCTCGAAGGGCCTGCTGCTGGAACGGGAAAAAAACGTCTCCGCGCTCTCGCCGAATGGTCCTTCGGCGGGGGCGAGCGGTACTGCGACGCCTGCCAAGAGACGTGCGAAGACTGCCCGTCGCGGCTGAACCGGCCGATCACCCATGAAGGCTGGCAGGTCTGGGATCTCGTCGGCCGCCTCGGTGGCCAGCTGCGCGTGCTTCCCGGCGCGGTGATCGGCTGGGACATGTCAGCGGCGCTCGCAATTGGTGACGCGCTCGGGGTGCCGCCGCTCGCCATGGCCGAACTGCTGCCTGTCATCGAGGCGGTAATGGTGCGGGCGGCGAATGCAGAGATCGCCGGTAGGGGCGCCCAATGATGGGCAGCCCCTCAGGTGACGATCTTCCAGTAGGAGTCCTTCCGGATCACCTTGCCGTCCTCGAACGTGTAGAAGTCGCAGCCTCTGACGCGGACCTTCTCTCCGGCCGGCGTGGTGCCAGTCAGAAGCCACTTGGACATGCCGGTGTTTCCGCAGGTGAAGTTCTCGATCTCGCCGTAGTGGACGTCGGGCGTGCTCTCGAACCTCGTCATGAGGCCCCGTCGCACCTCGTCGCGGCCGATATATCGGCTGCCATGCGGTTCCGGGCCGCGGGGAAGATCCAGACTGCACTGTTCCGCAAAGAAACCCATGATCGCGTCGATGTCGTGGGCGTTGAACCCGGCGGCCAGCCCGTCGAGTGCTGCCAGTATCCGGTGTTCCTCTTCCATGGCGATCCTCCGGTTTTGATCGGGCCATCATACACGTTGGCCCGCATTGGCCACCGCAGAAACTGCGCACGCCACGAGCTGCGTACAGGCCCCCGACCGTCCATGCGCCACGACGCACTTCTGCTCAGGAGACAAACATGGCCGAGAAACGCGTTAGCGTCCGCCTCGCCGCGGTCGGCGGGCGACAGGTGCGCGCCGAACTGGAAGGCGTGGGCGAGGCCGGCGCCCGCGGCTTCGGGCGGCTCAGCCGGGAGATGGAGGCGGCGAACGCCCGGCTCGCGGCGTTCTCGCGTCGGGTGCGTGTGGCTGCCGCTGCCGCTGTGGCTGCCGCCGCCGCTGCTGGCGTGGCGATGATCCGCTCCGGCCTCCAGACGGTCGATGCGCAGGCCAAGCTCGCGCAGTCGCTCGGCACCACGGTGGCCTCGATCCAGACGCTGGAGCGCGCCGGCGAGCTGGCCGGCGTGTTGATGTCCGGCATCGAGCAGGCGACGAAGGATCTCACGCGCCGCCTCAGCCAAGCGGCAGCCGGGACCGGACCTGCCGCCGATGCGCTGGACCGGCTTGGGCTTTCGGCGAACGAGCTGATCGCGCTGCCGCTGGACCAGCGCGTAGGGGCCATCAATGCCGCCATCGAGGCCTTCGTGCCCGCCGCCGAGCGTGCGGCGGTCGCGGGACAGCTCTTCGGCGAGGAAGGCTCCATCGCCATGAGCCGGATCGACACCGCGACGCTGCGCCAGGCGACGGAGGATGTGCGCGCCTTCGGAGTGGTCGTCTCCGAGCAGGACGCCGACCAGATCGAGCGGACGAACGACGCGATCTCGAGGCTGGGCCTTGTATGGCGCGGGCTGTCGAACCAGCTCGCGGTCGCTGCGGCGCCTGCGCTTGAAGCGGTGGCGGATGCCATGGCGGCGCTTGCGAGCCGAACCGGACCTCTGGGTATGGCAATCCGCGGACTTTTCGACAACATCGGTCGGCTGACGACCTATGCCGCCACCTTTGCCGCCTTCCTTGCGGGCCGCTGGGTTGCGGGTCTTGCCGCCGCGGCCCTGTCCGCGCGCGGGCTCGCGACGGCGCTGGTCGTCCTGCGCGGCGCGGTCATCCGGACGGGGATCGGCGCGCTCATCGTTGGCGCAGGCGAGCTGATCTACCAGTTCACCCGCCTCGTCTCGGGCGCGGGCGGGTTCGGCGAGGCGATGGCGCTCCTCGGCGATCTCGCGAGCGAGGTCTGGGATCGGATCGGCATGGGGGCTGCGAGCGTCGCGGCCTCGGCCATGGCGGCCTTCGCTGACATCCGGGCTTCCGCGGCGTCCGCGATGCAGAGCGCGGTTGAGGCCGTGGTCGGCTTCGCCAATACCGCCGTGAACAGTTTCGAGGGGGCGTTCGAGGCGATCAGGGCCGTCTGGGGGCTGCTGCCCGCCGCCATCGGCGACCTGGCCTTCCAGGCCGCGAACAGCCTGATCGAGGGCCTCGAGGCGATGCTGAACGGCGTCGTCACCCGGATCAACGGCTTCATCGAGGGCGTGAATGCCGGCCTCGAAGCGCTCGGGGTCGATCGCCGGATCGGCGTCATTGCCGAACTCGACATCGGCCGTCTCGAGAACCGCTTCGCCGGCGCCGCGACACAGGCCGCCACGGCGGCGCGTGATGCCTTCGCCTCTGCCTTTGCCGACAACCCGCTCGCCGTGCCCGATCTCGGGCTGACAGCAGCCGCGACAGACGCCGCAGCCTCAGCCGGCGCCTGGCGTCAGACGGCCGCCTCGCTGGCGGACGGTGCACTTCAGCCAATGGCCGCACTTGACGCCCTGCGCGCCGCGATGAGCGCCACCGGAACTGAAGCGACGACGGCGCTCGATGGGGCAACCGCTGCGGCCGGGCGCTTCGATGCCGCGCTTTCCGGTGAGGACGGGGCTGGACCGGCCGCCGCGCTCGACGAGACCACCGAGGCCGCGGGTCGCGCAGGCGGCGCCATGCAGACGGCGGCCGATGTCGCACGGCAGTCCTGGGATGCGGCACGCGCCGCCGTGGAACGCACGCAGGAGATCGCGAAGGGACTTGCAGAAGACATCACCGGCCCGATCAAGGAGGCGCTGAAGGCGGGCGAGCTCAGCTGGCAGACCTTCGCAGGCGCGGTGGCGGGGATCGCGCGCAATCTCGCGAGCCGGCTCATCGATACAGCCTTCAAGCCGATCGAGGATGCGCTCTTCCGCGCTTTCTCCGGTGCAGGCACCGGCGGCGGTGGCGACCTCTTCGGCTGGCTTACCAGCGCCCTCGGCGGTCTGTTCGGGATTGGCGGTACCTTCGCGCGGGGCGGGGCCTTCGCGCAGGCCGGTGAGATCACAGCCTTCGCCCGGGGCGGCATTGTCTCCCGCCCAACGGTCTTTCCCTTTGCGCGCGGGATCGGGCTCATGGGCGAGGCAGGTCCGGAGGCGATCCTGCCTCTCCGTCGGGGGCAGGGCGGACGGCTCGGCGTCGAGGCGAACGGGGCAGCTCCCGCGCCGCAGTCTGCAACGCGGATCGTCAACGTGCTCGATCCCTCCATTGTCGGCGACTACCTCGCCACCCCTGCGGGCGAGCGGCTGATCGTCAACGTGATCCGGCGCAACCGGGGAGGTCTCGATGCCTGAGCGGCTCTGGCCCTTCCCGGTGCAGGTGCCGGTGACCGAGGTGCTGGAGTGGTCGACCGATGTCCTGGTCACCGAGGCTGCCGAACAGCGCATCGCGCTGCGCACGGGCCCACGATCCACGCTGACCCTTGCGCATCGTCTCAATGCCGCGGGGCTCGCCGAGTCTGTCGAACTCGGCCGGGCCGGTCCGCTGGACGACTGGATCCTGCCGCTCTGGCAACTGGCGCGCCCGGCAACGGCTTCGGTCGACGCGGCTGACCTGACGGTCTTTGTCGACACGACCGACGGCGCTTTCAGTGGCGCGGGACGGGCGGTGATCGCCGCCGCCGGCGGCAGGGCGCAGCTCGTCGAGATTGCCGCGGTGCTGCCCGACCGGCTGGAGCTGGCCGCGCCCGCCGGCGTCAACCTCGTCCACCCGATCGTCGCGCCGGTCGGCACCACCTTGCTCGCGCGGCCCGTCGAGATCGAACGCCGCCGCCAGGGACTGGGCACGGTCACGGCGAGCTTTACACTCCGGGGCGGCAACGATCTCGCGGTCAGCGTCTATCCTCAGCACCAGGGGCTCGACGTGCTGACCGATCCCGCCGTCCTGCGCCAGCCGCTCGCCGAGACGCTGGGGCAAACCGTCGAGGCCATCGACAACGGCTTCGGCCCCATCGTGCTCAAGCCCGTACTCACTCATGTCCAGCGCCGGTCGACCATCACGCTCATCGACCGCGGCACCGCGCGTCTGACCCGCCGGCGCTGGCTACTCTCCTTGCGTGGTCGCCAGCGCGCCTTTTGGCTCCCAACCTGGGGCCGGGAACTGGTGCTGCAGGCCGCCGTCACCTCCGGCGCGACCTCCATCTTGGTCACGCCGCTTGCCGATTCCTCCGTCTGGATCGGCCGACACCTGATGATCGACCACCCGACCGGACCGGTCTTCCGCGAGATCACCGCCGCCGTCTGGGATGCGCTGGGGATCCGCCTCACCATCGCCGCTCCCGGCAAGAGCGTCGCCCTCGGCACGCCTATCCATCTGCTGGTGAAGGTCCGCTCGGATGCCGACCGGATCGAACTCGCCCACGGACCTAACCGGACCGAACTGGCCTTGCCACTGATCGAGACGCCCTCATGACCTACGATCTCGCCGAGACCTCGACCGCCGAGGGGCGGCCGTATTTCCTCTACCTCTTCGCGGAAGGGGACACCGCCTGGCGGTTCACCAGCCGCGCGAGCGCCTGGACCTCGCCCGCAAGCGCCATCGGAGACGAGACCGGCGATCTCGTCTGGGAGCCCTCGGCCCTCAGCCATGGCTCCGTCGTCCAGAGCAGCGATCCGCGGCGGGTGGACCTGTCGGTGACCTTCCCGCTCTCGGATCCCTTCGCGCGCCGCTATCTCGGGCCGCGCGGAAGGTCGCTGACGACGCTCACCATCTACCGCGGGCATGAGCAGGTCCCGGCCGAGGTGGTCGCACACTGGAAGGGGCGCATCGTGTCAGCCCGGGTCGAGGGGCGGCGCATCACGCTCCGGGCGGAGTCGCTTTTCACCTCGATGCGGCGGGAAGGCGTGCGCGCCAAGTACCAGCGCCTCTGCCGCCACGCACTCTATTCCCGCGGCTGCCGCCTCGACATCGACACCTTTTTCGTCGGCGGGACCGCGACCGCGCGCTCCGGCCTCGAGATCACCGTGGCCGAGGCCGCACTCCTGCCGGACGGCTGGTTCCGTGGCGGCGTCCTGCGCCACGCGGGGCTGCTCGGCTTCATCACGGGGCATGTCGGGGACAAGCTGACGCTTGCGGGGCGCATGCCCGAACTCGAGACGGCGATCGACGATCCGGAGGCGGTGGCTGTCATCGACATGGCGCCCGGCTGCGATCTGCGCCGCGACACTTGCGCTGCCAAGTTCGGCAATCTCTTGAACTTCGGGGGCTTCCCCGACATCCCCGGCCGGAATCCCTTCGGCGGGACGAGTATCGTGTGAGGGTGGAGATCATGAGCCGAGATGGCCGGAACGTCAGGCTTCGCGACGACGCGGTCATCTTGTCGAAACGGGCAGATGAACACTTCCTGCGGATAAGGGAGAGAGAGACCCAGTCTGGCGGAGGTTCAAAATGCGCACCTTCCGGCCTTTTCGCCCAGCCGGGTCATCCGGCATCCCGCCCCAGCGACGACGACCTGACGTTGTCGATCTGCGCTGAGGCCGGTGAGTCGGCAGTGACCTCGCAAGCACGTGCAGCGACTGGCGCTTTCCCCTCTTCGGCGAGCCGCCGGGGAGGGTTACCCCTTCCGGCTGTCCCCTGCCGGGCGATTTCGTTCACTTCCTTGATAGCGGCAACTTTGCGGCCATCCTGCCACATTGCCGCCACATTTGAGGCCATCCTCGATCCGTGTAGCGAGTGGGGGTGGTGCGAGTAGCTGGAAACCCAAAGTGGGTAGGGTCTCACCGGGCGCGATCCGCGGCGCGCCACGGTGAGGCTTTGGAAACACAGATCGGCATCCATGCCGCAACGCGGCCCACAACGACTGCGTTAAGCTCGATCTCGACCTGCCACTCTGGCTTCGCGAAACGGTTGATTGCCATGATCGTGTCGGACTGGCGAGCCTCGAGGCAATAATAATGTGGGTCTCGTCCTTACCGGGAAGACCAAGCTTTCCATTGCCCAAGCGATCGGTATGCGCGCGAACCGGTCATCTGAGCATTCTTCTCAGATGTCCTCGAGGTCGGCATTTGCGACCTTGCCCCTGATCCAAAAAGTGTCCCCAATCTTCAACTAAGCAGTCCGTTCCTGACCTGGGTACCCGTGGGCGCGAAGCCCGCAGCCTTCCCAGCAGGGCCACGGCGCCTCCAACCACCGCAACCCACCTTGAGACATCCACCATGGTCTGGAACTTCGTCGTCCAGATCGTCGCCAGCCTCGTGCTGACGGCGATCTCCTATGCGCTGTCGCCGAAGCCGAAGACCGAGGCGCCGAAGGCGGCCGGTCTTGATGCCTTCGACCTGCCGACGGCCGAGGAAGGCCGGCCGATCCCGGTGGTCTTCGGCACGGTGCTCCTGCGCGGCCCGAACGTCGTCTGGGCCGGTGATCTCAAGGTGGACCCGATCCGCAAGAAGGGGGGCAAGAAGTGAGCCAGACCCTCATCGTATGTGCCGAGGACATCCGCGCGGCCCGGCTCTGCTTTCAGGGCGCGCGTCCCTGGTTCCGCCGCCACGGGCTCGACTGGCAGACCTTCCTCGCCGAAGGAGTGCCGTCCGAGGTGCTCGCCGCGACTGGCGACGCGCTGGCGCTCCGTGTGATCGCCGAGGCCGAGAAGCGCGCCGCTCGGACCGGGAGCGAGGCCTGACATGGGCGGCCGCTCCAAATCCGAGACTGTCGGCTACAAGTATTCCCTCGGCGCGCATCTCGCGCTCTGCCACGGGCCCGTCGATGCCATCCGCGAGATCCGGGTCGACGACCGCACCGCCTGGTCGATCGGCACCGGCCAGAGCAGTGCCGCCGGTACAGGCGTCGGCGCGCTTGCGAGCTACGGCACGGTCGCGGGCATGTCGGCCACCGCCGCGGCCGTCGGCGACAGCGTGGCCGCGGTGACCTTCCCGGGCACGCTCTCCGGGATCCGGCTCGGCGCGAGCTACGATCTGAAGCTCGGCACCACCGGCACCACCCGCACGATCACCGTCCAGGCCGTGAGCTACGACGGCGGGACGGGACGGACCAACTGGCTCATCGAGCCCGCCGCGACGGCTTTCGCCGCCCAGTCCGTCACCGTCTCCGATGCCGCCAGCCTGCCGAGCCTCAGCGGCGGCGCCGCGGGCGGACGGATCCGGATCAACAAGCCGAACCTCTTCGGCGGCGAGAGCCGCGAGGGCGGCATCGTCGGCGACATCGATGTC